ATGGCGACGTATCGAGTTTATCAGAAGAAAGAAAATAGCAAAGGTGACGCACCTATTTACATCAGTTTTTATCTTAACCGGGAAAAAATTGAAGTCGGAACGAAAATAAGTATACCTCCGAAACATTTTGATCCGGTAAAGGGGATCGTCAGATCGTCTTTTGAATACGCGAAAGATAAGAACCTTATCATATCGGATATCAAGGCGATGATCAATGATATCTTAGTGCGATATCGACTTGCAAAGAAAGAATTGACCCGTGATCTGTTCATAAAAGAATTTAGAAATCCTGAGCAAAGCCAGGATTTTTTTGCTTTTTGCAAGGAGTATCAGAAACTACGCTTCCAGGAGATACAGGAGTCGACTCAAGATAAACATAGATCCTGTCTGGCCAACTTACGTGAATTTAAATCTGCGATCACTTTCGCTGAACTGGATGAAGATCTACTCCGTCAGTTTGTGCTGTACCTCCGGAGGAAAAAAGGAGTAAAGGAAATCACGATCAATAAAAACATCAGCGTAATAAAATCTTATCTGAATGCTGCCAAAAAGAGGGGATTGATACCGGAGAACCCGGCCAGTGAGTTGAAGCTGTGTCAATGTGAAGATACAACGGCTCCCTGTATCACCGAGGAAGAACTTGAAAAGCTGGTAGAGCTGTATCGGAACCATTTCTTTTCTGGGATTAATTACGATGCATTGGAGTTCTTCCTCTTCATGTGCTTTAGTTCGCTGCATATAACAGACGCCAGGGAATTGAGAATTGAACAAATCGGAAATAATGATTTTTGGTATGTGCGTGTAAAAATGTTAGGGATCCGGCCAAAGGTCGTGCGTGTACCTATCTCTGATCCGTTACGTAAAATTATCAATCATCACCTGAAGGGAAGAAAAGAAGGGCAGCTGTGGGATGAATTGGTAACGGATCAAGAAATAAACAAGCGACTGAAGTATATTGCCACGGTTGCCGGCATAAAGAAAAAACTTTCGGCCAAGTATGGGCGACATACTTTCGCAACAATATTCCTCCGGAAGACAAAAGATATAAACGCCCTCAAGGAAATAATGGGGCATACAAATATAAAGCAAACATACGTGTATGCTCATGTCCTGGATCAGGACAAACAGGACGGTGTTTCTGCTTTTAATAGCTTCAAAATGTAATTACCTTGGGGAGGAAAGTTTGCCGGGTTTCAAAACTACACGAAAAAAGTGTAACTCTGTAACTGATGTAACCGATTTTGTATAATGCTGTATTTTAATCTGTTACTGGTTAAGGTTTGAGCGGTGGAAATTGTGTCACCCCTGCGTTATTTTTGTAACCTGCAAAAAAAAGCCCCGTTCCGAGCGGGGGACGGGGCTTTTTACTACTCTGTAAGTGCTTTATTTTGGGGGGATCTTTTCTTCATTAACCAGACCGGTTTATCGTCAATAAAGCCTAGACTGTATTTGTTGCTGATCATTACTTCTGTTACCTCATTGACGTTCAAAGTAACTATATCTTCAAGATCCTGGATGATTTCAGTACTACTTTTCCGATAAGTTGCATCTTCTTCCGTTGCCGGTTCAAATTCTCCTAGGTATCTACATAGGATCAGAGTTGTAATTTTTCCATCATCGTTCATGCCTTGCCTCCTTTCATTACAACCATTTTACATGGCTGCTTTCTAACGCAGGCAGCGAGTAGTTCGCTATGTTCAAGCTGTAATTCGACAAATTTCCCCATGTCGATATAAGCTCTACCATTGGCATACAGGATATCTTTCTGTTGATTTCCTCCCTGTATGGCAAGTAAAATGTTTATGTCATCTTGAGTGGTAAAGGTGAACATTGCGTTCTGATCACTTCGCTCTTGGGAACAGAAAACCCGATCGCTGTTCGAAAAAATTGTCTGTAATAAATTACAAACTGATTCCGGTACCTTAGATGCTGGTACCATGCCCGTACGGGCTGAGTTACTTGATTTCATGACTTTACGGTGTTTAGCTTGTAGTATGGATTTTTCAAAAAGAAGACGGCCACACATTTCCCGTCGCTAAACACCGCAAAGTCATACCCCGAAGAGCCTGAAATTACTGGAAATGGCAGCCGCCTATATCTTACAAAAGGGCACAAAAAAGCCCTAACAAAAGTCGAGCATTATCCGTTGCTCACGGGGTTCACAACTTTCGTTGCGGTGTTTAGCGTTGCAAACATACGGAATGTTTTGATGAGATTTATAGTTGAATATTGCATATTAACTATATTTAATTATTTCCTGTCTTTTTGAGCGTTTTGTAGTTGATATATTAAATATAAGTGAATTTATAGCTATTAAATTAACATAATTAAATACTTCTAAGCTGTTGTAGCTAATACTAAAGGTTTTTGATCCGTGAGAAACCTCTTTTTTTTATTCGTGTTTAATTTGCTCATTTTTAGCTGTGTACATGGTTGTGCCAATTTGCATAGAAAAAAAATCATGCCTACATTTGCGGATGTTACAATATATTGTTGTAATAAAACATTAATTTTAATATTATGAACAGGATTTATAATTTCATTTTTTCCTTAGCAGCGAACAATGTATCGCAGCATGGAACAATGACCAATGTCGATTTAGCAAGGTTACTAAATCCATTGTTTGGGAAAAATTATTCTCTAGATCCTTCAAAGGCTAGGGGATTATTCCGCGTAATCAGTTTGGCGGCAGATGCCCGCCATAAAGTAGGGGATCATGGTGGTGCGTTTATGATTGAGCGGTTTTTCACGACCGTAACTGGAAAGCATCCACATGAGTAATTAAAGAAAGGTCACATCTATTATCAGATGTGACCTTATTATTAAAATTCTTTTATACCATCAAAATATAGACCAAATCCATTTTTTTCAGCAAATAGGGCCTGCATATTCATCTCTTCAGATGATATGCGTGGATAACGTTTAGATATACAGATATGTCCTTCTAAAGTAACTTTGTCGAGGAGATCAATACCTTGTTTTTTTATTTGATTTTTGATCAATTCGTAGGTACTGATTATTTGTTTTTGAGCATGTAAAATTGTTTCTTCTCTTGTTTCGGGGGTTCTTCCTTCTGATCGTGTTTTAAACTCGACTAAACATAAAATCTTGTCATCAAATATTGCACAATCACATCTTTGCTGTTTACTTGTTGTTAAAAATTTGCCATCTATAGCCCAAAATATAATGTCTTTTTTTGAAATGTTTTTTATTGTAAAGTATTCATTATTAAGTCGTAATTCAAAAGGGATACTTTTTGAACATATTGAATATTTCAGATCATCTGGCTCGAATGCGTAAAATTCCTTCTCAGAATGGATTTCTAAGCAATCTTTAAGGGAAACCATATATCCTTTAAAAGAGACTATAAGTTGTAATTGAGAAATAGCCTGTGGTATGTCTTTCATTTGTTCTCTTTTAATTTGGATAGAAATAATTTATATATTTGATTGAATTCTGTTGAAAGCTCCTCTGAGACAGAATCTAGATAATTTTGAGCTATCATTCCTGTTTGTGTATCGAGAATGGATTGACAGTTAACTTTACGATCTTTTTTTAATAAAGCATAAGCTCTAAAATCTCTTGGATTAATCCAAGCATATTGATTCGTTATTTTCTGAATAGACTCTTGTAGTTCAGGGAAACGAATAGATACTTGATGTGCAAATAATAAATTATTGATAGAAGATAAAATGTATGGACTATGTGTTGTTATTATTAATGAGTTATCCTTTCCGCCTTTGATCATAGCAGATAACAACTCTATTAATTTTTTTTGAGCAAGAGGAAATAGATGAGATTCGGGTTCTTCAACTATTCGAGACGACTTTCCGTCATGCTGAACAACCCAAACAATATCTTGTAAGATTCGGATAACTTCTTGTTGACCTGAAGATGCATTTCTTAAGTAAACACTATTACCGGATTTATCTCCCCATGTAATACGTTCATTGCCATATTGTAAGGTGTAATTTCCTTTTAAGATTTCGGACATATTTTGAAAAATCCATTTTATAAAAGGATTTTCTTGCTTTGTCATATTGCTCTTTTCAAAATAATCTTTTAAAAGAGCAACTCTGTCTAAAAATTGCATCAATAGTATTTCTTCAATAGTTTGGATTCTTTTTTTAGAATTGTGAAACAAACTGTTCTCTAATCCGCGAGAGAATACTCGTTCAAATAAATGTCCAAAACTGACTGTTGAGCTACGGTCTGCTACAATATAAAAAAGATCTCCTTCAAATAGACCGAAGCAATCATTCGTAAGATCAGATATCTCTTTTGCATATTCGGGAGAATTAAACACAGATAATGAGCTTTTTAAAGTATCTTGATATTTTTTTCTAATGCTTCTAAGACGTTTTTTAAAGGATTGACTAAAAAAATCAGGGCTTAAAGAAAGCGAAAATAGAGGCTTTTCCCATTTTATGGTTATGTAGTTCTTTTCCGTGTAATAATATGTAATATGATAATTATCTAGCGGTGCTGGGGAACCAAAATAACGTAAAAAGTCTACTTTAGATGGGTTTTCAAAATTATTTTTTGAAGAAAAAGATTTGGAAGCTGGCGTTAATAAAATGTTATTTACAAATCCAGCCTGAAGTGACTTGAAAAAATAAATAAGCTTCGCAACAGTACTTTTACCCGATGCTTGCTCTCCTATCAAAAGAAGGAATTTCGGAATCTCAATGGTCGCATCTTTGATGGGGCCAAAATTGTGTATTTCAATGCGTTGCATATTTTGCGTGTGTTTGTTTTTTTACAAAAATAGGTAGAAGTATTGATTTATACAAGTGTAAACTGATTTGTATTTACTGCATGGCATACAATGTCGCCTGGTATTCCGGCTCAAAACCGTCAGGCGTAATTTTAAACTGTAGCGATTTACAAATAAACTTCTTACCGTTGACTATAAAAATATCCAGTGGGGAAGGAATTGCAGTTGTCAATATGGCATGTACTGTATATTCTTGTTCCGGATCAAATATGTCTTTAGCGTAAATCTTCGGGTAAAGTCCGTTTTCGTCATTGAATGCCAACGTTGCTTTTGTTTCATCAATTAGGAAATTTTTCCTGGTAATCCAAGGGGCATAGTAATGAGTTGTAGAAAAGGGAAAATCTAAAAACTCCGGAAATCCGTCGGGATCACCTTCAAAGGTGTTGTTTTCTATTCTTCTTATACCAGTCCAGAAAGCTACCTGAATTTTATCGACTTCTTTTTCTTCGCCTTTTTTCCCGTCGATACGTTCGGCAACAGTGATATTTTCCTCTTCAGTTATATAGGTGTCCGTTTCCGGTATAGTGATATAGCCATTGTATGTCAATAACTCACCGAACGGATAGACGCAAGCAATTACATATTGTGAACAGATGTTTGCCGGGATAATACCGATTTCGATATCTTTCTGAGCATCTTTTTTCTTTAACTGTTTGAATGTATTGACGCGACGTAAACGAGTTTTCAGAGTTTCCTCCGTTGCTTGATCTGTTTTTTCGACGATAAATTCGGCTCCGGTTTCTTTATCCCGGTATAAGTTTTGAAGGTGTTCTTCTTTGGCTGGTGTAGTGATAGCATTTAGTTCCGCTATATTTTTGACCTCGATGACCGGTACCATATCAAGGATCTCCGGATCGATATCCTCGTATTTATAATAATCGTTATCCGGAAGATCGTAGCGTATATTTGAGTTTGTATGGCTTTCCGGTTGTTCGTCAGCTGAAAGGAATTTGCGTTCAAACTGCTCTTCAACTATATCCGGAGAGAATAAATTTGCTTGCCCGGTATAGTACTGGTGCATGAAAAGGATATCGACCTGTTTATCTTCTTTTGAAATAACAAAAACAACATTGAATAACTCTTCTACTTCTGTCAAAAATTCAGTCACTTTTTTATCACCTACCAATTCTTCCCATTTAGCCGGCTTCTTTCCATGTACGATGAAAAGCCGTTTATATTCAGTTTCTAAGAGTGCGTTAGTACCGGTTGTATAGCCGAGTGCCTTAATGATACTTTCTATGTAAAACAAAAGGTATGGCATAGGACGTATTTCTTTGGGGGCTAACATTGCCGGCAGTCCAATCTCCGGGGCACCGTTTGGTAAATCGTTATATTTTATTTTGTAACCTTTTAGGCTGTTGAGAGCAACGGCATGATTATCTGATACAGCTTTCACCGGTGCACAAATGAAATCTGATTCCGGATAGCCTTTGCTGAAGGTTGCGAGGGCTTCGTCTTCACTTGGATCCGGAACAGCTCCTAGGTCTAACGTAGAGATTTTTTCGTCACTACCGATCAGGTAATTTAATTCGCTGTTCCCGGACGCCAGCTGGATGGATGCGGATAGTTCGTTTACCTCCAGGACAATTTCGGTTCCGTTTAGGATGGTGCGGCCATCAACGATTAAACGAGCTGACCGCTTTTTAAAAATAGAACTGGACGTAAATCTATTTAGGTGTTGATACAACCTTGCATTAACCGGTATATCCAAGTTGATTGATATATCCAGTGTGAAAGATCCCCCTTTCGTAAAAAAAGGGTTCTCTTTGATTAAATCGAATGTGAAATCTTCCGGGAGCGCGACTTCTTGATTTTCTATATACAGTTGTGTCATGACTTTTTAGTGTATCGAGTTACATTTTTTATCAATTTATCGTATTTGTCACGGGCTGTTTTGGTGCCACCATCGCCGGTAACGTATGTTCGGGCAACGGTTCCTTCCTGCAGCTGCTTCTTTAGATCACGGACGGTAGAAGAAAGCAACATTAATGTTTCGATAATATGCGGATCTGTTCCATTAGGAACGTCCTGGTAAACGATATCGGGTGCCGTATTGGTAACCGGCAAGCCACCCAGAACGCGGAGGATATCCGTTTCGTTGATTGTAGCGATGGTATTATTCCGTTGAGCTACGTCGATCATCTTGAATACTTTGTTTACCGCTTTGTTCCGGACGGCGAAACGGTTGCCGACGAACTCTTCTGAGTGAACAATGCCTTTCGGCTCATCCCATGGGCCGGATGGTGTATAACCTCCAGTCCAGAGATTTTTTATTTGTTGGCGTTGTTTGTTGGCCAATGCCAGCTGGGCGACACCAGTAGCACCAACCAAAACGGATAGGGGAATAGCTGCAGGAAATCCCGGCTTTACCCAAAGTTGCATAATTGCAGCGGACGTGGTAGCAATGATCTGGGCGGCCGTGATGGCAAAGTCGATATCTGCATATTTCTTTTTGACTGCTTTCTTTTCTTCCTCCATCTGTTCCTCCAGAGCTGCAGTCTTTTTAGCGTTCCCTTTGGCAGCTTTCAACTGGGCTGCATACTTGTTTTCTATCGCTAGTTCTTCACTTTGGCTTAGTTTGCTAACTAGCTGACTTGCCTGACTGGCGATTTGGGCAACCTGGTTAGCATAATTTATTTGTTTAGAAAGCATTGTTTCAAGATGTTCCTCTTGTAATTCGCGTTCTTGCTCTTGATACTCTTTTTGAGTGATTAGCCCTTTCTCGTATTGATCCAACAATGCTGCTTGCTTATATTCATAGGACTTCTTGGTACGTTCGATCAGGCGTTCGACTTCCGGGTCTTCCTTTTCTTCTTCGACTTTAATGTCACCTATGTAATCGGTAAAATTAAGTTTCTTACCGTACTTTTTGAGGAAGGCAATACGTTTGTTCATGAGCTTTTCTTCTTCTGCATCCGACTTCTGGCCGTGCTCCTTCATGAGACGGATCCGGTTATCTAGGGAAGCCATTTCAATCATTTCGATGTGCTTGTTATATAGGGCTTCGTTCTTGATCTCCTGATTGTAATATTTTTCCTTTTCCGCATTTTTGACAGCGGCAAAGGTTTGATCACTATTCTTTAAGGCTTTCTCCAGGGCTTTCTTTTGCTTGGCTTCCTCTTTATCTTGTTTTGCTTGGGTTCCTTTTAAATTACCAAGAGATTTCAGACGGGCTATTTCTGCGTCGATCACCTCTAATTTCCGGTTTTTGGCTGCAATTTCAGCTTCAGTTGTTTCAGGCATTTTCTCTGCTTCAGCCCGGAGATCCTTCTGTATCTGGAGTAAAGATTTCTTCTTTTCTTCTTCTTGACCGGTATCGGATCCAGTGCTGGAACCTTTAGAGAGGGGAGCGGGGGAATCCATGAAAGAGAATTTTTGATCGAGTTCGGCCATATCCTGTTTGTAGTCATCGGCAAGCCGTTTGATGCGCATGAGATCCCGATATGCAGAAGAGGTCAAAACATTTCCGTATCTACCTTTCAATTCTTCAAACATTTCATAGGCTGTTTTTCCTCCTGCCTGCATCATGGCTTTTAGATCGGATACATAGATATTTGCAATGTCTTCGGACGATTGGCCGGCGACTTGTTTCCGAATATAGTCGTATTTATCAGCTACATTGTCAATATAGTTTTCGGTGATAGAGGATCCTGCATTTGTTTTCATCTTCATCGCGATTTGCGTCTCCAGAGAAGAGTTGACTTGCTTTAAGGCTGTATCGATATCCTCCCAGTTACTTTTCTCTGTAAGCTGATTGGTCAGGTATTGCCCATATTTTTCGTTAATGGTTTGGATCAGTTTCCGCCGGGTGTCAGTACCTTCGTTGGCTTTCTTCAGTGCGTTAAATAAGAAACCGGCTTCAAGTTGTTCCTGAGCGAGTTCTTTTCTAAATTCCCGGCTTGCTTTTTCTGCTTCTGATGTCTGTGTTACATACTTGTAAAGATATATGCTGGCAGCTGCAATGGCGGTACCAACAGCTACCCACGGGTTTGAAGCAAGCAATAAGTATAGCTTTCTTACGGAAGTGATCACTTTGCCTGTCCATAAAGCTTTTGCTTTGTCTGCAATGACGGAAGAATTGACAGCAATGGTATATACAGCGATGGCACCGGCACACAAACCTATTTCTGAACTGTTCTTGCTGATCCATGAAATTAGGTTCACTAGCTTTTTCGTCCAGGAAGTAGTTAAATTCATGGCTGAAAGAATTGCCGGGTTCAGCTGATCAATCAACTCAATCCCGAGTTCTGTAAGTTTATTTTTAGCCTGGTCGCGTTTGGCTGCAGCCGTTTCGCTTTTGGTGACAGCTTGTTCGATAGCGACGGTTGTACCGGTAACAGCTTTGGTATAGTATTCTACTTTCTCTGCTTCGTTGATCAAGACGGAAGCAACGTTATAACCTTCTTCTCCGAATTTAGCTTTAATCTCTGCAGCTGTCATTTGTTGTTTACTCAGATTCTCCAGAGCCTTTGACAATCCAACAACTTTCGGATTGGTTGTATCTGATCCGGTTTGTAAGGTCAGGAAGAATTTTTTTAACCCGGTACCGGCAATTTCATCTTTGATACCTTTTTCTCCCAAAGTCTCGATAGTACCGATCAGCTGCTCGATGGGAATTTTGGCTGAAGCTGCAGCAACACCGGAAGTCTTTATCGCTTTTGTCTGGCTTTCTACTGCTGCGGATCCGTATTTACTACCGGCTGCCAGGGCGTTGGTGTAACGGGCTGCCTGATCAGCACCGTCGCCATATTGGTTCAGTGCCAAAGTGGTTGCATCAACAGCGTCAACCAGGCGCATTCCGGATGCGGATGCAAGGATTAAAGTTTGTTTCGTTACTTCGGCTAGGGCTTCTTTGTTTCCGAGCAGTTCAGGTTTTGCAGATCCTACCAGTTTATAGGCTTCAAGGATCTGGGTTGATGATTGCCGGATCCGGATCCCTTCTTCAGTTATTGTTGTGGATAACTTTTGGGCTTGACCTTTTAACCAAGCGATGCTATCATCATCCAAGCCGGTTAATGCTTTCAAGTCTGCGGCTGATTCCTCCAGTGCGTCACGTTCCTGGCGGAATTTACTAAATGCAAGAGTTATACCGGTCAGAATGGCAATGACAGCTCCGATCATACCGGCATACTTTCCGATCAGGTTATTGGCTTTCGTCCAACGGGATTCACCAACCTGTAATTCAGCGTTGACCTGGCTGAGTTCTTTTTTACATCGGCGGATCTGTTCATTGAGAAATTTCCAATCTTGAGAACCACGCTTGATCTTAGGATCAGAGAGTTGTTTTGTCAGTGTCCGGATAGTTTCGTTCAGTTCTTTAGGTTTGGCCGTCGATAGGTTATTCAGGATCCTGTTAACCTCTATCGCTTCCCTCTGAAGAGTTTTACGGTTGGCCAGGAGTTGGTTTTTCTGGTCTTTGAGTGATTTGACGAGCTGAGCGTCTCCGGCTTTCCTTGCGTCCCGGATCTGCTTATCAACGCTTTTTACCTTTTCATTAATAAGGCTTAGTTCTTGTTTGGCCTGTTCACCGTCGATTATAAGTTCGGTGGTAGCTGTTTGTACAATAGGCTGCATAATATGATCTTTTTGGCGAAAATAGGAGTAAGGTAGTGGGGATAAAAAGACAGCAGGAGAGGTTAAACCTTTCCTGCTGCGTTAGGGATAGCAACGTAAATCCGGGTACCGATTGAAGAGAATAGCCCGACGGCAAAGCCGAAACGCCCTAACCCAAATATTTAAAGTCGTTGATTCTATTGATCCATCCCTGGAGAAATACTTTTTGTGACGGATCCTTCTCGCAAAGATCACGGCAAAACTTTATTCGTTCCTCTTTCAGGAGCAGGAAAAAAGTTTTCGGGTTGACCTGGTTCAAGGTAGCTAATGTCACCGGGCCAACGTTGCCGTCTGCAGTAACGTTTAAAAGACGCTGCGGGATAATAATCCCCCACTTGCCGCTTGCCCACACCCAGTCTACCAGGATATTTGCGAGTGACTGATCCCGGATCTGATCCGCTTTCCATCGGTTCCAGTAGTGTTTTCGGAGCAGTTCTATCACATCATCGTGTGTGATCAGACGGAGATCGTCAGCGTCGATGTCTCCGTCGCCGTCCTTATCATAACCACAGGCCCTCCAGGTTGCCAGTGTTACACCCATGTTTGTTTTGCCGCCTTTATCGGCTTTGTGGTTGGCCCAACCACCTTCCCACTGGAAGATAATAGGGGCCAGTACTTCAATTTTTGCCATTGTTCTCTCTTTTTAAAAAGTTTTCCATGTAAGGGATGTGTTTCACAAACTCAAAGCAGATTACGTAGTAAATAAACTCGATTGGCTTTGCCTCCGGAAACAGCTTGTGTAGGTTTCGAAAAAGGTTTGCCGTATAGAAATAAATGATTGAGTAGGTAATTACAGAAACACATTGTAAAGCTCCATCCATATTACCCATTTTTTCGCCGATCGTGAATACTGAAGAAACGGTCACGTAATAGACCATGTTCTCCAGCATGCAGATAAGGAATTTTCGGAAACTGAAGGTCTCTTTATCAAGCCTCATACTTGAGAGTAGTCCAACAATGAAATTTAAAATAAACACAAATGTCAAACAGAACACCATGTTGCCGATAGGTGACAAGTATGCGATCAGGCTGGCAATTACTGTTCCGAGTAAAGAATTATTGTTTTCCATTGATTAAGTAGGGGGAGCGAACTCCCCCAGGTTGTTAATTGGTTAGGTTTACTTGTTTTGCCGTTTTGGTCGATTTACTGGCTTTGGTGACGATGATATCATCTTCAAGGGAAAGAGTTACCGGTGTCGCTTCTTCTTTTCTTTCCAGGATTTCGACCCTTTCACGGAGTTCTCTCAGTTCGCGTTCCTGATCGCTTTCCGGATAAAGAGTTACAATGAACACATTACGGGAAAGATCCTTTTGAATATTGCGACCTTTAACGTAGCCCAGTAGTTTTTCGACAACTTCCGGAGCTTCTTCGTTGTCGGTTGTAATGGTTAGTGTTTCTTTACCGATCAGAGCCTTTTCAACTTCTTCCATTGTTTTAGCTTCAACGGTAATGATCATTGCTTCTCCTGACTTCAGGTAATCAATGCAGGTTAAATTTTCGATTTTCATTGTAATTAATTTTATTGGATTGTCATGTATTTAATTTCTGTTGGGTTGTATAAATAAGCAGTTAGAGTTTGATTATTTAAAAATCTTACTGTGCTGTCTAGTACGGCGCTGCCAGGAAATACTTTGAACTTGTTGGAAGTACCGGTACTCATAGTGAAATAATCGTTATCGATTTTAAACCATTGAGTAGAACCGGTTTCGTTAGTCCATCCAGGATTACTTAACTGGTTAATTCTGACAATTAGTTTTTTACCAGTTAAGGGAGTATCATTTGTCCATCCTCCGGATCCACCTTTTGTCCAGGTTTGGCATTTGGCCAACAGTGCGTTTTGTGCGGTTTCAGAAGCAGAGCAGGCGTTGAGAGCGATAGCGCTGGCCGCTATCGCGGACATCGCAACGTTGCTGGCCGCTATCGCGGAGACATTATGTAAACCAATGAGTGTTGAATTGTTGATTTTTGCATAGGTAGCGATACCCTGACCAACATAGAATTGAGAACCGAAAAATGCTTCTCTGGAAATTTTGTTGTTCATAGAGACGGCCATGGCCGTCTCGCTTTGCGCGATGGCCTTCATGGCCGTCTCGCTTTGCGCGATGGCCTTCATGGCCGTCTCGCTTTGCGCGATGGCCTTCATGGCCGTCTCGCTTTGCGCGATGGCCTTCATGGCCGTCTCGGACAATACTATACAAGTTAATGCGTTTGTGTCGTTGATAATTGCAATGACAGCAGCTTCGTTGCCGGCAAGATGCATCATCGCAACAGGACTTGAATACACCGCGTCAAGTGCCACCTGATTTTTGATGATCTCAGCGAGTGCGACAGCGCTCGCTGCCAAGGCAGCCATCGCAATCTCACTCGCTGCCAAGGCAGCCATCGCAATCTCACTCGCTGCCAAGGCAGCCATCGCAATCTCACTCGCTGCCAAGGCAGCCATCGCAGGTTTACTATTCAAAATGATCCTGAGTGCAATGGTATCGTTTACGATGCCGAGCACGACTAGGGAATCACCGGCCACCACTTTCATGGCGAGATGGCTCGATGCCATCGCAGCCATTGCGGTTTCATTTTGGATTACGTGATTGATACCGATGTTCTTCACAAGGGCCTCCATGGCGTCGAACTCTTCTGGATTCAGGTCAGCCAATTTTGCGATATATTTTGCGATGGCCATGTCACTACTGTTGATAGCATAAATTGCCTGTTCACTTTTTGCGATGATCTCCATGGCAGCAGAAGATCCGGTAACAGCATTCATTGCAGGACGATCGGCACAAATGGCGTACATGTTGCTGAAGTCGCGTGTGTTGAGTCCTGCTTTGAGCGCGATTAATTTTCCGGCTGCCGTATTACTGTTGTAAATAATGTTCATTGCGTCCGGAGTATTCTCAACCGCTTGCAAAGCGGTTGCGTTTTCAATCAGGTCATCGATCGATTTGAATGCAAAGGATCCTAGTCCTGCAGCTTCGGCGATTTTACAGGCAATAGCCTGGTTGGATGGACTGACTGCGAAGAATGAACAGAGTACAGGTTCTGCAACTGGTGCTCTTTCTCCGGTTTCATAGGAGGTCAGTTTGTACTGGAACCCGGAGCGGGTAACATTGTTTTGAGTGATTGTTCCTTCAAAATTTACAGGGAACAAACACAGGTAAGGCATTTCAATAAAAGTTACTTCAAATTTGACTGAGTTCCATCCTGGCCCGGCGTTATTAAAGTGGCCGGATTGTGCTTCTGAGATAAGTCCTGCAGTATGTATACTTTCAATCCATTCGGATTCTGTACCGTTGAAACCGTTACGAACTGCAATTTCATAAGCTGATGCGCCGTGTCCGTATGTTTTTAGCTCTGTGAATCGATGTTTCCCGTCACCGTAGAAATGATTTTGAACATCTTCGATAAAGCAGAGTTCTGCTTTTGCCGGTATAGGGTTAATTTCTTTCCAGCGGTTATATTTACCGCGTTTTAATTGTAATGCGTCTGCCATAATATTGTTGTTAAATTTCTCCAAAATCAAATATGCGTGCTTCGTTTCCGCAATCTTCAGGACCACCGCCGTCGATGGCCCGGCCCATGATGGCTCCCAGGCCGGTATCATACCAGTCCCATAACTCACGGCTCCAAATTTCCCAGTTTCCGGTCTTTTCGGAAATTCTTGGTTCTTTGCCATGTTCAAAGACTGACTTTAAGTCATTATACCGGTCTTTGCCGTTTCCGAACTTGAAACGTTCTGTGTCCGTTTCAAATATCCAGACTCTATCAGGAACAATAGGGTTTTCCTCTTCCCATTCAGCTTTCGTTTTAGCAATTTGCTGATAGATGTATAATCCTCCTTTGTTTTTCTTCATTATTCAAGTGTTCCATTGTTTAAAAATATCTTATCTTCCAGGTCGTCAAAGTCAAGAGGACTGCAGAGGAAAATATCGGTAGGTAGCCGGCTTCCACCGCCGCCGAGTTCATCCCATGCGGCTCCGTCTGCAGTGAGATCATAGCATTTGTAAAAGACGAATTGTTCAAGATCCGGATCGTAGTAACGCACTTCATCGCCAATTGAAAAAGCGTATTGTACTTCATTGTACATGTAATGTGTGTCAGTCGGCCCTGGTTCGTGGTCGATATCCAATACCCTACTAGCGGATCTGCCTTGTAAATTAGGTGTTGTAATTTTTCCTTCAGCTGTTGTAATATCCAGTTTGTATTCAGCTGGAGTGTTATTGGGGTTTTCTGCAACTTTTACATCAAAACCCTTCAAATTGGGTGTGTCAAATTCTCCTGCGGCTGATTTAACGTGCAAAGTGTAGGTATCCTGTTTATCTTCCTTTACTGTCACATAGGCGTCAACCGCTTCGGCTCGAACACCCATGTCGGTACCTTGAATTTTCCAGCGGCCAGTTTTTTCATCGATTTGAGGACTAAGCCAGTCGAAATACTGTTCGAGGCTTTGACCTTCATTCTCCGGTTTTTCCAGCCAAACGGTGTACGCGGATTTTCCTTCAGCACCTCTCAGTTGGCCTTGGTTATCCCATTGCCAGATATTATTTACAACTAGCCAGGCATAATAATTATAGGGCTCATTGGCTCCCACAGCAAAAACACCGTCATAATTTGTGCCATCAGGTATGGCCGTTTTCAAATCATCAAAGCTATCGTAGCGTCCCAGGATCCGGAAAGATGATCCGACGTCACCTTTTGCCTGTATGTTGGAGTTTTTGTACTTCTTAGTTTCCAGATCCCAAAAAAACCAGTAACCGCCAATTGGTTTGCCGGGATGGTCATTGAGTTCTTTCGTGACCTCAGAAATGATAATGGTCTCTTCTTTGACCTTTAACGTATCATTTTTTACGATATCCGTTTCAATCCTGGTTTTATTCGTTGCTATCTGTACTGCATCGGTATCTTCTTTGACTTGTAAAGTTTCAGCTGCAATCATGGCCGTTTCAATTCGGATCCGGTCAGCTTCAATTTGTACGGCTTTGGTATCTTCCTTGATTACGAGGGTATCTTCTTTGACTGCATCAGTTTTGACTCGTGTCCGATCAGTTTTTTTCTGTACCGCTTTGGCCTCTTTAGTGGCTTGGATGGCATATTGTTTAGCGGTATTGGTTTTTATCCGGGTCTGATCCGTATCTGCTTGTACAATTTTACTTTCTTCAGCAGCCTGGATAGTATCCTGTTTAACAGCTTTTGTCTCGATGTAGAGTTGCCCTATTTCGATTTGTGCGACTTGAATAGCGTCACGGACTGTGAGGGTATCAAGTTTTATCGTATCGGTTTCGACACGGGTTTTGTCCGCTTCAATTTGTACGGCTTTTGTCTCTTCTTTGACTATGAGGGTCTCTTCTTTTACAGTCGTGGTATCTATGGTTGCTTTTATCGCTTTGTCTGCAGCTTCAAGCGATTCTTCTTTCATCCAGGCTTTAAAATCCTGATAAGTCTTGCCGTTATTACCTTCCTCCTGTTCCCAGAGTTGATACGCCGAATATCCCCGGATCGCTTCTTTCTGCGATTCGTTGAGCATTTCGAATGTGAGTTTCAGGCGATCGATTGAAACGAGTTCGCGCCAGGCAGTGTCAGGTTCAGATTCGTATTTCCATTCAATACCGATATCGGATGTTCTAAATACAGGTGTTCCGCCTTGGGGGCCGGTGATGTCGGGGATGGGGATCAGAACTTGCCATTCCCCGTCATCACCTTGTTTCCATTCAATTCCTTCAGCTGTTTTTTGAAGCCAAACACGTAAAAGAGTAAGAGGGGCTTCAACGACCTTTTCATCGCCACTTCCACCGAACAGTAACGCTGGAAGCGAATAAACGCCATTCAAGGAAGTAACTTTCGTTATCTCCCCGACACCTTGTGATTGAGCAGCAAGAATTTGGGCGACTTGTTCTGCAAGTGCGGAAACTTGTTCAGGTGTTAGTGCTTCAGCCATGGTTATTGATTTTCGGGTTCAACCGGTGGAACGGCTTCCGTGAGGATCGCTTCAAGATGATCGGATATACCGGATAAAGCAGCTTTACGGTCTGCATGATTGAGTGAGGCGAATTGTTCCAGGCTAACGTAGCTGGAGTTTGATGCAATATCAACATTGATCGTGCCGATTCGCTTCGCGTTTTGTAATAGCGTTCCGTTTATGTGACTAACCGGCTGGCCGGTAGGTTGAGATATTGTGTAGTTGGCAGATAAAGTACTATTGATCTCGACAATAGTTTCACGTCTTCTGATGTCTGATGTGTATTCCATAATTATTCGTTTGAGTGATTAAAATTTTAAAAATTCTTTTAATGCAGTTTTTAAAGGGGCAGCAATAGCTGAGCTATTCCAAAACAGATCACTGAAATAGTTTGCTTCCCTTTGAGTCAGTTCTACTTTTCCCTTGTGAAACATTTCACGGCCTTTGTCGGCAGCTCCAATGTCCGAGGTGGTGTTATATATAACGTTTCCAAGGTGTTCGTGTACATCTATGGATTCAACTTCATCTCTAATGTTTAGAACTGGTATTTTTCTAAAATCGAAAACTTTCGTTTCCGGTACCTTCACATTGTTTTTTTCTGTCTTTGTTTTCATATTATTAGTAATTGTTTGATTATCCAACTATTATGGGATTCCCTTTGTCTGTGTATAAACCTACGATAATGCCGTTCCGAACTTCTATTCGTACATCGTCCAAATCATAACTTGTACCGAACGAAATACCATCCCTGTAATTAAGTGTACCGTTTGAATTACGGCTTGCCACAGCTCTGAATTTGAGAGAAGCACAAATGCTACTGATCGATGAGCCATAAACTTCAAGATCACCATCAAAAAAACCGGCATATGTCATACCGTCTTTAGGGGTATTTACCGGTGAATAGTTTGCAGAGGCATAAAAACACGCCCCACCTGCAGCTCTACCGACTGAACTGACACCAAAACGGCCATCAGTAGACGGGGAAAAAGTGACTGAGACAACACCCTCTTTTGATTTGCCTGCACCTAATTTCAAACTCCTGGAAGTGCCTCCAAAATAATCTGATTTTGTCCATATCAGACGACCTCCTTCAATTGAAAAACCTCCGATTTCAGCTTGTTGAGCTAAGATTTTTTGTGCTTCAATCAGACTACTCTTTATATATCCGCCGACAATAATAGTTTCATCTTCCATAGCGGTTTTAACGCTGTCATAATATGCTAAAGACTTTAAGGAGGAAGTATTCGCTTTACCATTAATTGTATTTTGCAAAGAACTCGCAAGGGAGTTGAATGTAACTGCTCCCTGCAAGTTGACTCTGGATGCTGATATTGTTATCCAGGATGGAGCCATCTCAATACGACTAACAAGTAGACTGCCGGTCATATCTTCGTCTTTTACGTACAAGCGTAGATTTTTATTTGTAGCGTCGAGATCAATGCCCAGCTGGGTGACGGTGCCGGTTAGAGTGTTTGTCTTATCTGCATAGAGATTCAGTTTCCCTTCTGCAGCATTAAGTCGTAAACCTAAATTTGTCGTTGTACCTTCCAACGCATTTGTTTTATTTGCGTAGACGTTTAGCTGCTCCGTTGTGGCATTTATATCAATGCCCAGCTGTACGGTTATTCCTTCGATTTTATCTGTTTTCTTTGCCCAGAGTCCGATTTGCTCTGCAGTCTGATAAAAACGTGTTTCAGTTTCGATCCGGTAATTATCAAGCGGATTATCAGTAAGAGCCAGGGAATAAATGTAGATGTCTCCAGTAAAACCGATTTCAAAATCTCCAGTACCGTCCCAGGTCGCCTCAAACTGTTTCGTTTCGAAAATGTCGTTTTCTTTGATCTCTTCGCTGATAAATAGCGGTTTGCCTTTAAAACCAATGGATAACGTACCCGCTTTAACACATTTGTACTTGAATGAGACATAGAATGTCGGCCAGGTCGTTGAACCATCTTGCAATGGCAATTCTAACGTTGGTTTCTTTGCCAGGTTCCCATTTGTTTGCCGGATCGTTGATTTCTTCAAGCGTAAAGCTCTGCGCGTTCCTTCAACAACGACCGCTGCAATATTTTTTTTCTCGGTATAGAAATTGTCGTTAAAATATAGAAATTTGCCAGCTACCGTAAAAAATTTGATGTTGTTTGCAGCTTCCCATTTATCCGTGTCTTTTGCAAAAGAAGCATTGGAAAGGAAGTTGTATTTTTCTGATACTTCAACCCTAAAGGCTGATATTTCAGAATATACAAGTCCTTCCATTATGGTAAATTTAGTTAGAATGTCTTCCCCTGTCTGCAGTAAGAATTTCCCTTTTAAGTAAGCATTGGAACACATTAATCCATATCCATCGAGTTTGCCCCAGAATGGAGTAACGAGACCATCCAAGCGACCTAAGCGTAATTTTGTCGCATTCATCGGATCGGTTTTCATACCGTAGATAACGTCCAAATACGGGGCACCCCACTCGTCAATGGTTGTAACCTTGATAAGCCCTTTACGTGTAGAGTTCGTCACGGAATCTGCACGGGTAAGAACGTCACCTTGAGTAACATCTGCTAATTCACCAACGAAATTACTGAAACGGATATAATCAATCCTTTTTTCTTTATCTGTAAGGTTGCCGATCGACGCTTCAGTGACCCGGAGTTCGTATTGTTTTACTACGTTGTAGTTGTTTTCAGCTGTGGGGAGTCCCGTTATGCGCTGAACCATCAGAATATCACCCGCCCGAAAAGGATTGTAAAGGATTCCTTCTTCTGTATCCAGATAAATAGTATTGGTTTCAATGTCGATATGATCAACTTTCATTTGACCGGCAAAAATAAAATTGTCGTTTTCGCCACGTAGTTGAGAGTAGATCATTTCAAATACCCGAAACTTACCCCTAACGGTTAGATCGTCGAGTTCTAAGCGGTATTTTTTTTCTATGACTTCAGCAGCGTTCATCCGTTCATACGCTGCAAGCATAAAGCCTATGCCATTTGGAAAACCTGATACAAAATCAGGACTAGAGAAAGAGCCTGCTAGTTGGGCATTTCCTTTGATCCGCATATCTTCGAACCAGGCCGGGCCTTTTGCCGGTAAATAGAATCCAGGAGTACCATATTTATTCCCAAATTCATTTGAATAGAAAGCATTCAGAATAGTAGCTGTTCTGAATGTTGCTAAACCTACAACCTCAATATTTCGGTTAAATGTGAGATTGCCGTCCGCATAGTCATCGATATCTTTCCGGATGAATTTTTTCATCAACTGATCCGGGTTTAATCCGGCGTTAGCCTGGATTATGTCAATAAGTAGCTGGCCAACCCGATGGGCGGTATTGGCTGCTTCGACGGTTTCGTCTCGGATGATTTCCGCCCGGCGGCGGAGTTCATCAACTTCTGTTGTTCCTTGCATTGACATGACGCAAAAATGATTAAAATAGGGTTTTGGAAAAAAGACAATTAACCTGCTTGAGCTTCAAGTGTGTCTTTTATCATTCTACAAAATTGATGGCCATAATTAGCCGCAAAATGATCTCCCAAACGGAAAATACTGTATAAATATTTTTTCGTTAGCCAGGGCTTTGGGATCCTCTTAGGGGACTGGCCGATATCCCCACCATTACCAATGGATATTTCCCGTCCGTGTCCACGTTCAACGTATATGCCGTATTGCAGGAATTTGTGTACAATGGAGCCTTTGTCGGATTCATCCGTCCACTTTGATAAGTCAGTTTGAAACGACTTCATAAGTGTACCGGTATCATATACTTCATATTCCTGTATTTTTTCCTGCCAAATGGTGACCATCATGTTCATCCAGCCTTCAGCATATTGACGGGCATTGACCTTGTTGTTACTGGATGTTGTCATTTCCATTTGTCCGGATTAATACATAAACAGAGCGGTGTATCAACGGTAATTGAGAAATATATGCCTGCCGTTTCCGGAAATAGCATTAACGGTATTTCCCAAAATGGAAACCGGTCGGACATATAGGTAAGTCCGGATCGCAGTTTATCCCGGTCTGTGATTAGGCGGGAAACGATATCGCGATATATCTCCCTGCAGGAGTTCATTGCTTCATCCTGAGAAATCATAGAGTTGGAACCTTTGCTGTGATACTTTTTCAGGATCCACACGAAATAAACCCGGCGTTCAACATATCCACCGGCTGCCGGTACGATTTGGCCGTCCTCGGTGTCATCGACACAGAAAAAAGCATTTGAAGTCCTGGAATTACTTACAAGATCTTCGAGGGTATTTTTATCTGATACCCGGCAGAACTTGAATGTATCAAGTGCTTTTAGACGGGCATGGACTTTTTCAAAATAAGGGTAACAATCAAATTTATCCATTGCGTTGCTTTGCATTAAATTCTTCGACTTCGCGAGCCTTTTCATTTAGTTCATATAGTGCATACCAGGTTTCGCTTTCCAGGACGGCATTCATTTTTGTTATGTCGCATGACGTTAGTACCCGCAGCATGTTGTTTATGTGTGATCGCATATCCGGAGTTTGGCTATCGGTGTTTTCTGAAGGGGAAAACAGAAACGGAAATTTGTCAGACAAGATCTGCTTGATCGAATTGTACCATAGGAATACGGTGAATAATTCAACCGGAGAACAACGTTTAAATTTATTCTGCTGCTTAGCCGTGTTGCTGTCATTCCAATTTGTACCTGCTGAGTATAGGACCGATGCCAGGCAACGAAGGTAAAACTCGTCTTCAGTATATAGATATGCCTGATAGTAATTTTCGGCTGCCAGGTACAACTTTAACGGGGTTCCTTCCAATGTATCGAATACCGGTCGAAATCTTTTTAATTTGCTCAGAGGCTTAATGCCTTTTGGTACGTCTGTAATCCAGGAGAGTTTTTTTCGATGAAAATTGATTTGATAACTCTCTAGTAGGAACCTGCGTTTTTTGAATTTACATAAGAATAGACCAGGTCCGGCGGCTTTGAGTATTTTTAGACCGGAGAAAAACTTCAGAGCCCAGATTTGAATATATTCTTCACTTTTCCCGGTAGAGAGAAGCATTTTAGAAACAGCCAGGATTTGTTTTTCTGATAAATCTGCCCAGCTGTGCGGTACGGATATTTCAATCTTATTTGTCATATACCACCGAAATAAGTTGCATGTTCTTTCTTATTCTCATATTGCATGGCCGTCTTGATCGCATATTCGTCAGATCCGGCATAAGTGGGGAATAGATCAAGCTGCAAACACATGGTATTTACTGCGGCCTCCATTGTCCTGATAGCTGCATTTATATCAGATTCAGACGGGGAGTTAGTTCTGATCAGCGTGCCGATGGCACATTTAACGGCATGAAGTACCGTGTAATCCGGTGTTGCCGGAACAGAAGTATATTGTTTATTTAAAAGCTCTACATAATAGTCAGAACTGATATATGAAAAAATATATTCCGGCAAAAATTTGAAAGTTCGCGCGTGGGCCTGCCGGTAGATCTCCGGATCCTTCATGTCTTCAGCCGGTACGAATGTCCTGAAGTCAGAATAACCGACAAACAGATGATCGGTGATACTGTGTAGTACCGGATTCTTGTTCCAGAGCTCATGTAGTTCTTTGTTGATTGATAGCCGGCGAATAATATTCTCTTTGAATTTTTCTCGCCAAACATCTTCTTGCAGTCGCAATGCCGCAACCCTGTCTTTGCTGGCCGGTACATATTTCGAATTACTGCCACCAACGACGGCAAAACCGTTGTTGGTTAGAATCAGGTCAAGATTCGGAATAGCTTCGAAGAGTGTCTGATGGCAGATGTAACGTTTACACAGGATCCGGAAATTGTCCGAATCCGGAAGGCTGGATATGTGATCGTAAAGATCTTCTCCAAATAATCGAAGTGAGGCTGTTTGTTCTGCGATATCAACCCATTCTGAATACAGGGCAACGTCTTGATTTGAATCAAACGTTGTCGGTATAAATTTCATAAACTCCTCGTAATTACTTAGTATCATTGTTTTCCTCTCCGTTTTTTAATTCATTATTCGATGTCGCTTTTGCGTCTTTTCCCTGATCGAGTGTCGTTAACATGATAATCGGAATGTCGAATACAACTTTGTCCCATTCTGTATCTGTTACTTTATTAAATTCCTGGATGATGAAAAATTGATCGAGTAGGAGATCGTGAAACGGTATTTCCATCGACTGTTTCATCGTGAAGAGTTCTCGTTTGTCAGATCCGGAGAAAGAACCTTTTGTTTTACCTGGCGTTGCTCCGATGAGTGACGGGTGGATTCCCTGACCGTAACAAAGCATGTTGCTGGCTTCTTCCGAATCCTCGATCCAGTCCCCTCCTTGTTTGCTTTTATCAATGCAGGTAATCTTTACGTAAGACTGTTCAACGCCTTTGGGATCGACGTAATAGCCGGTGATCCAGACTTTGCCTTCATTTTCAATACCCATCATAAATTCACGGATGTTTTCCTTTTCTTTGTTCCAGCGTTCGATCTGTTTTTTAGGGTCAGTGATCCTTTCTTCGTCCATAATCGTATTTCGATATTTAGCATTAATTTCAACCAGCCAACGGACGGCCAAGGAGTTTTGAAATTTCGCTTTTTTTCCGATAGGGATCATTTGTTTGATATCAAACCAGCCAGAATTGAAAATAGCCCAAAAAGGAACAAACGGGTAATACTTATTCCCGACACAGGGAAAAGTTGTAAGGATAGCGAATTTTCGCTCTTTCGTATCCTTTTTCTCTCCTTTATCGTTGGTGGTTCTTCCGGTTCTGAGTTCAAGATCTCCGAGCGGATCCTGGGGATCCAGCAAAGGGAGTACTTCAATTTCTTCGTTGGAAATGTTCTTTTCCCAATTACCGAAAAAGATGTGTTCAATTTTACCGGTCTTCGGATTGCAGGTTTCAAACCGGCAATAACATGCTTCTTTGTGCCTTAATTGTACAATGCGATTACCTTCCGCATTCAAAATGATGACGGAAACACAGAAGAAGAAGTGTTTAAAATCATTGATCTGTTCCATAAAGTATTTAGCCGGTCGGTTATGGCGGAAGAATTTGAATACCGGTCCGGTTTTCGATATCGGCTTTCCGGTAACTTCATCAAGAACTTTCATGCCTCCTGAATAGCAACATAGAACGTTGAATAATTGGTTTTGGCTTAGTACTTCGTCCTTACGGAGTAATTTCATTATCTCATGCGGGCGCAGATTGTTATCTCCCCAGGGAACGTATCCTCTGTACTTCCAATCATCTCCACCTGGCTTAATAGGAGTAATATCCGTATTTTCTTCAAATACCTGTGTCCCTTTGTCAATTACATCGAGTATTTTGCCATATCCGTTCGATACGACGAACATATTTTCTTGTGTTATAGACATAATTCCAAGTCGTTTATCATGAATATTAATTTTGTTCGGATCTGCCGAACTTCCCGGCTATTCTGAATCATCACGTTAATCATATCCGGATGATAGCGAACAGATGTGACGATCACTTTGTCGTATCGTATGATCTCACCTTTTTTCTCCCAGCACATCAAGGTGACGATCGCACCGGGTTTCAGTATTTTTCGTGCTAATTTTAAATGTATCAGTTCCATATTAATTGAATGATCTGTCAAATGTTGCGTCAAAAATTCGACCAGCCGTGGCTGTCTTATATCGTTGGTTGCTTTGTGTCAACCGGTATGAAAATTCGTACTGGGGCATTTCGTCAGGGAGAGAGGATCTTTTAACCGATTGATCCAGGATCACAATTTCTTTGATTGCACCTAACTTGTCATATAGCCATATTTCCTCGCTGGAAAACATATCGTCAATTGCGTATGCTGCTGCTTGAGTAAGTAAACCAGTATTTACCGTGTATTCTCTGAGGTTTTTTCGTTTAAAATTCTTATAACCACCGGAAAAGGTTGCGTAATAACGTTCGAATTTTCCTTCACTGGTGGCTTCTCCAATACAAGTAAAAGTATCTTCAACACCGAAGCAGTTGCGATAAACAAAGTTTGTTGCCTGTAAAAAAGGAGTGTAATCGATTTCGTATTTCATCGAACGTTCGCCGAGGGTAACAGTGTAATGTAACAATTGTTTCCCTTGAGCTTTAAATATATCCGGAGAAACGTCCAGGTATTTTACGGTACCGCTACCGATAGCTGCACGTTCAAAAGATCCGGATGATATTTTACCGGCAGCCAGGTAGGTCGCATTAACTGTTGCAGTTGTTGATAGAGAATCCTTTGCATAAAAAGCCAATATTTCCCGGCGTGAAAGGGCCGTTTTCTTCGTTGAAAACATGAGTGTCAGGAAATGGGTGTTACAGAATGCTCCAGCAGTCATATCGAAGTCAACGTCGCAACGCATAACTGTATGTTTTGTTTGCTGACTACCGTTGTAAATGAAGGTGAACTCGGCCACGTTGATCTGTTGTTTGAGTAAATAAGCGGCAGGGCCTTCTCTGCGAAGCCAGTTGGATAAAACGTCGCCAATTCCGGTAATATATACAACACCGTCCGTGTTCCTATAATATTTTTCGGTAGGCAGGACGATGATATCGCCCATTTGAATTGTGAACGTGATCGGCAGGCTACTGTCCGGACTGATGACGATATCCCCCATGGAGCTGGTAAAGCAAAATGAATCGGGTTGTTTCAGGATCCGCATGTTAGTAAATTTTAAATCCAACGCCTAAAAAGGGGAATTTATCCTTGAAGTCATATCCACCCTGTATAAGCCACCTGTTTTTCGTGATGATCAATGAGGTCGATAACCTGGTATCTGCCGTGAGAAGCAAGGAAAAGGGCCTCTGTGGGCATTTTATGACAGGTGTTGTAAGGGTGTAAGTGAACGTTCGACCGACCAAAGAGTTTTGATAAACAGTGTCTTTAAGTATTGCAACAATACTGTTGTTTGCAGCTAAAGTGTCGTTGTAAATTTTAGCAGATAAATAATCTTGAATGATTGCTGAAGTATCTATCAAGGCGGGTGGTTCCGGGATGAAGATATCAACGAGTTCTGGTTCCGGTATAAAAACAATATCGGAGCTAAAAATAGTATCTTTAATCTCTACCAGTATCTGTTTGTAGATAGTACGGCCAATACCAAAACCAAGGCTAGTGCAACCCAGGGTAAAGAGTAAGAGGAATAGTATTGTACTTTTCTTCATGTCATTGAATTTTGGTCAAATATCGTGTAAGGATATTCGCTGTAAAAAGACAGCGTAAACAGATGTATTATACCTCTCTGGTGCTTTGCACCGCCCCCGCCTCAGTGAAGCAAAGCGAAACGCGAAAGCCGCCGCGAAGCGGCGCGCGCCAAAAAAAGCGTACCTGTCCTGTTAAGGATTGTACGCCTTTTTTATCTTACTGTTGTCTTTATTTATTGTACAATTGTCAGACCTAAATTATCTATGAGATTTAAAAGGTTGGGGTTTTGTGCTTGTAATGCTGTTAATTGCTCCGTAGCTTCCGATTTTGTAATAACAATTCTATTATCGGAAAGTTCGACTTTTACACAGTCCCCGACGTGAAAATTATACTCTGCAAGATAATCACCCTTAATATTGATCCCTATCGTGTACCGTTTTCCGTATGGTGCTTGTACGCATTTCAAATATTTTTCCATATTAATCAAGATTATAATAATTAGTCAATGTGTTGATTAGCGAAAGATTCTGAGGTATTAAATTAGGTATATCGGTATGTTGGGGTTTATAAAGCTCTGTTGCGACATTGTACACGTCCCACAGGCTTAAATTTGGCCTTTTTTTGTAAGCTAATAAACAATTCTCTGTAAAAACCGATATTTGAGATTGATTAAGGGGGTATGAGTTTACACAATGGTTAAGTTCTTTATTCTTGCTATCTTTGGCAACTCTCATAGATGTCAGTAAACCAATTAATTGATAGGTATCATTTAAAGAACAATTGATTTTTTTCATTTGCTTCAGTATACGTAAATCATTGATTCGATAATCTGAAAAATTGTTTAACCAGTCGTTTACAACGTTGAACATTTCAGCTGTAGTAACTTTCTGATTTCCATAATTGGAAACGGTTCTTTCCGGTGATAAAATACATTGATTGTGGCAGATTTTCACGTTAGGACCGAACCCGATCTGAATACCGCTTTGATGGTAAGCAATAGCAATAGTCGTATTCATCTCGGGGGTTTCCTCATTGTTGATTTTGATTGTTGTAAAAATACGTCTAAGGACGTGTGATTCAATCGCCTTTTCTCCGTAAACGGCCTCTACTTGTGGTAGTATGACCACACCGGGTATTTGTTTATTTCGATTTTGTGCTGCAAAAATTTCCTCGATCTGATAATCAAGCCCGTTTAAATGGCACAATTCGGCTACCTGTTCAATAACTTGATAATGATAAATACCTGTTAGAGGTTGGCCTTGTATATCATTTTCTTTATGTGTACGTTTCAGCGTGTCAAGGCTCAACGTTTCTACACTCTTGTTCTGAAAATCAAAAATAGCGGGTCTTTCTTTATAAATTGCAATATTGTTCATATCTTTGTCATGCTTAAAAAAATAAATATTCAGTTATTTATTTGCGCCCTGTAAATATGCCGTTTACAGGGCGTTTTTTGTTTTATGCTTCCATTAGTTGACGCATTTCTTCTTCTGTTTTAGCCATCGCGTCAGTATAGGTTTTTTTCCAAATGTCGATTAGCTGACGGATACAAACAGGGTTTGAACTTTCGAAGTGCTGCCCCTTTGCATCAGTTAGGCGCATACGTGCGGTATCTCCATCGTGTGAAATGGAGAAAAGATCTAAATCTTGTTTTTTATCACTGAGGTTGTTATACTTCTCCGAAAGAAGGTGCATTTTTTCGGCTTTTTCCTGCATTTCTCTAATGGTTGGAATGTGCTTTTGAATAGGCAACATTTCTGATGCAGCCGGTGTCGGTGCGGTTGCTTCTACTGGTTTGGAGGTTTCTTTTTCTTTAGTAGGGAGAACTACAGTTGTAGGGGTGGAAGGCTTTTTGTTTGTAGCTGATTTAGCCTTGTTGTCACCATCAAATAAAACACTGTTGTTTGCTACTGCGGTGTTATTACCGCTTACATTTGCTGTACTCATAATACAAATTGCTTAAAAAAATTAATAATTAGTTATTTGTGTATCAAGAGGGAAGGTTGCCGCCTTATTCCCTTTTGATTACATTACAAATATACGAATTATTAAAATGCTGTGCAATAGCCTGTTAGGTGCTGTTGCTGCTGTTCTGTGCATCCCTGTTTTATGCGTTTGCCTTTATGGTGTTGCATTACCATAAAGGCAATAAAATTTTTTTTAAGACTGTGAAAACAGAATCTTAAAAATAGTGTCGTAAATGGCTTGTAAATAGCCGTTTACCTTTGGGAAAGTAAAATATTTGTTAAATATTTTATCTATTTTCCAAAGTTGAAATACTTATTCCCTTGGCAGTGAGGAAGATGGTGACGGAAGAAACGTAGTTTCTTCTGTCTTTCGTACGAAGTACCCCCCTTGGCACCCTGTTCCGTCCTCGTAATTACCACCCGCCCCCGATTTGTTATATGATTTTAACATTTTGTAACCTTTGGGGCGGCGGTAAGCTGCTATCCCCGCCAATGAAGTTGGCGGGGTGTGCTTACAAAACAAATGTAATTACCTTGTAATTAGATCATTGATGATGCTATGCCAGTACCAAGGCCATAGACGTAAGGGAATTTGTTCATACCGATGTACAGGGTGTCGAATGCGTCTGTTCCGTCTGTTCTGTATTCGAGTTTATCTTCATCTGATTCTGCGAGCTTTTCCCCGCGTTTGTCCTTCTGAAAACCACGAGTACCGACGTATACGCCGGTTGCTTCCATTGCAAGGATCAGTTCCTCATTGTTATCCTTATTGATGCGTGGAACGAGTCCGGACTGTGCTTTAAAACCCTGATTGATCAGGATGTGTTTCTCGTGATGGGGAAGGGGATTACCTATCATTACAGGTGTGACAGTCCATCCCAAGCGTTCAAATTCGCTAATTACGATGGAGGCAAAATCTTCTTCGTTGACAGCGTAATTACTTCCTAGGGCCGTTGTATCGTAATAATATACAACATGCTTGAGCGGCTTGTAATAGTAGTAAGCACAATACTCTTGCACGACTTCGCGGATCTTGCGATCGTACTTGACAAAAAAACTTTTCTGGATCCTGGCGTCACGTCCAACCGGTTGCCCTGATACGATCCAGTTGATGTTCGCATTGTAGTCCATACCAATGCAAGTTGGTTCGTTAGGTAACAGATCTTTATCCTGCCGACATTGGGCTTCTGAAATGGCAGAGAAGTTATAATCGAGGCTATCCAGGTAACTGTAGTTGAACGAGCTGTAATAGTGAACATTCTCCCTCATGGCTGAATAGAAGCCGTCAGTAAGAACGCCAATACGTTTACAAAGGATTGACGTTTGAAATACTAATGGGGGTAGGTCACGTTTCATTTTCCGGATATAATTTTCACCCAAAACCAACAGGTTTTGGATAGATGAAAATTCCTCGTAATAAGTAGCTATTGCCCTGAATCTATTCAGTTTTTTATTTAACATCTTGATATGACCTGGCAGATAAGAGGGAACCGTCTTTCCAGTGCTGATCAACTGCCGGTACTTTTCTTCCAATCGCCATATCTCGAATACCAGACCTTGAATTGCCGTAATAAGATCATTATCACAATGATCCTTGTAATTTAAGAACCATGAACCTTTTTTAGTTGTTGGCATATCGGATATAATTAGCTCCGAATGGTGCCAGGGGATATGTCCGAAATGCCCTTTGTAGCCGCCATTCGCCGGGAATGTTTCTTCTTTTAATCGATCAAAGTTTAAGAGTTTTGCTTCATCCATGCCGAGCCAGTCTAGTGTGAAAGAGTTGGAAGTTCCTTCACGGTCTTGACTGATCAAGTGGGCGATAGAGCCTGTATAAAAAGAGATAACGTGATCGTAGCATTCCGGATCAATATAGGGTACGGGAAAGCCTGCTGATTTTGGTGGCCGACGGCCAACATAAAAGTGTACATTTCGTTTATATCCGAAGCTCTCCAGGGCGGTAAGCGTTCCGGGCAGTGTACGTGTAAGGAGTTGCTGAAAAGAAGATCCTACGAAAGCTCCTGCACTCTTAGGCATACGTTGAATATTACGAAGGGTCCAGGGGGCAGCTATTCCATGCGTTTTACCTAGGCGACGGCCACCAACAAATACTGTTTTGTTGGCGGCTGTGAACATAACCTTTTGCTGTGGTGGATTGAAGTAAACCTCTTTGTGTGATCCGCTTGTAGAAAGAATCTGATCATTTCCATTTATCATCTTCAACCTCCTTCTCTGTTTTGAATATATCTTCAGGATTAAAGGTTACGTCCTCGTAATCGGTATCAGCAGCCTCCAGATCTGTTGCATATTCTTTCTCCAGTTCGTTGATTTTCTCTAAGATATTAGGTACATTTTTGATACCAATAACACGGGGATCTGACGTGGGTGTAAAAGGTTGTACCCGGATTGAATCCCAATCAATTTCGGTGACTTCTTCCTGATCCAATTTGTTAAATTTCGCATAATCATGGTCGCAGCGGGCCATTGCGTTACCGTTTTTCCACTTACGGGCCAGCTCCCGTGTTTCTTCATTACGTTGGTTAAACTTCCATAGATGCCAATCACGGCTTGCCTGTTCAAAATTACCGATTAAGATTTTGACGACTTTAAGGTCATTATAAGCCTGACTTTTGGCTATCCCATATATCGTGGTCAAATGATCGACAATTTCCCGCTCCTTTTTAGATGGATTATCTCGTAGCATGGTATAAGCATCCCGGATCCGGAGAACAACGTTTACCTGGTTAGGGGTTAATCCTGATTTCTGCATGACGGATATGTCGTCATACAAATGATCTTCTGCCAATTTTATGTTGCTCTGATTCATAGTTCTTTTGTTTCCATTTCGGTAATATATCGAGTTGCATTTTCAACAGCAGCAGGACTAGCCAGTTTTGCCAGGCTGATTTCCTGTCGCTGTATCTCCAGCATTGTCTTAGCTTTGCCGAGGCGATAGGCTTTCCCGGCAGGATTGTTTTTACTGGCTATGTCCTGCCGGAGCAGATCTTCGTCTATATTGGTCAGGACTGCAATGCAATCTATTGGCATCAGGTTCGAGGCCAACTCTTCTATTTTTGACAGTTGTTCACTGGTGTATTGCATATTTGTACAGCATTGTCGGTAATCGCAGCTACATCCTGGGCGAGATCCAGATAAACTTGTAGATCAGTAGTAATAACGGTTGACTCCTGCCTGTTACCACGGGTTAGGTTTTGTGAGGTGATAATAGCAACCTGGGAATGTGTGTTCCAAAGTAGAACAACTTTTGAATGGTTACTACCTAGATATACTGCATCAAATACATTGCCGGCAAAGTTCAGCAGCTTCGATACTTTAGCCGAGGCTTTATGGTCAATGACAACTGATGCCCCCAGGATCCTGCCGGCTTCTTTAAAACGGTAGATCTTCCGGATGAACTCTTCCGACATTGAGAAAGAAGTAATAATCATCTGGCACGGGCCGACCTCCTTCAGGATCGTTTCGATCGTATCGAAAAGCTGAAATTTGTCAGTAACAAAAGCCTGTATAGGAGATTCCCTAACAGGCTTGATTCTTTTTGCAGCTTCGTTATACATTGATACCCAGTTTTGCCAGTTCAGATAATTGATCATCAGATATACCGGCACCAGCGGTAAGGAGTTCCGACACACGCAATTGTATTTTTGCGCGTAGTTCTTCAGCTTTCGGGGACTGTTCGGCAGATAGTTTTGCCAGCTTATCCTTGTTGTCTGAGATGTATTTTCGATTCGCAGAAATACGCTTTGCATCAATTACTTGTGTTGTGTTTGTCGCTTCTTTATCAACTGTCACGTTTTTGTCAACATTGGCATGCGTATTATCTTCTGGCTTGTAAGCGTCATACATTTCCCAATTTTTAATGACGGCATCGTCCAACTCCAGGAACTCTTTTATATAAGGAAAACGATCGCAGGCCTTAGCGCCGTCCATGGTCTTGAGTGCCTCATGTAGTTTACGCATCCTGAGAAAAAGTTCCGAGTTCTGCGTGAATAGCTGGCGAATATTTTCGGGGAGTGCATCGTGATCAGCGCGGATCCCTCGCGTCTTTTCCAATTCTTCTACTGGTGGAATAGATTGGAATTGTTTTTCCTGTGCTACCATTTCGGCAGCTGGATCTTCTTTGAAGCTGTCCGGATTGATGCCTAAGCGGGCACAATACAGGTCAAATGTTTTCCCGGCTTCATACTTGAGTTTTCCATACAGTTTTCTTTTGATGATGTTGTCGTACAAGATCCTGTTTTTATTAAAACGCAATAGCAGGAGTGCGGATTTATCCAGGTCAATTTCTTTTTCAGTAGTGACGGAGATCTGCTTGAGTTCCTTCAGTTGCTGAATAATTTCTTCTTTATTTTCCATGTGGATGATAATTAAAGGATTAATTGATATTAAGTAATGCGAATGTATTACAAGAGGGTAATTACCGAAAAGACATGAAAAAAAGGGACGTTTCGCAACGGCCCTTTCCTAGGTATTAACTTTAAATAGATATGAACGAAAAAGAATCTGGTTAATTTCCTGCAGGTGTATCAGAGGTCGAGTTAATGGTTCCTTCTTCTGTTATGATTTCTCCTGTGTAGAACGGTAACGGACATTCAGAGGTGCAAGATGCCTCGATTGTCGTTCCTTTTTCCGTACCACCAACCTGACCGAGTTTGGTCGAAACTTTGGTTGCAGTTTCATACGCTTCGTTGCCGATTACGCGGTACTTGCCGTCAATCTGAGCAAACAGGTAAACATAGTCATCGTTTGCAGCCTGTCGAGCGAATGCGGCGGCTTCTTCAGCTGTTCCCGGATGAACGAAAGTCGCTTTGTCTAGGTAAGTCGAAAAAGGAGGTTCTCCCTGGGGATCTGATACCGGTTCAGATTTTTTCTGATCGATCCGGATCGATTGCCATTTTTTTCCAACGGCTAACTCGAAGCTGTCTACATATACTGCGAGCTTCGTCGGATCTGCAGAGTCCGTAAGAGGTAACGTCGGCCATTTCACAATATCCCTTTTGGGGATAAAATAGATCATGTACCGAATACCCGGAGAAACCAATTGCCCACTACACCAGTTCAATGATCCTGGTGTAGTAGGGGCTTTGCATACAATCACATTTGCCATGGTTAAGAGTTAGTTAGAGGGTGCAACATATTGTTTAGCCACCAACAAACGGGTTGAATGGATGCTCTCCATATTCGTACCCAGGAACATTGTAGTGACAAACTGCAATAAAAACGGATTGTCACCTCTGCGGACTTCGATTTTTTCAAAGTCTCCCATTTGATAACAACCGATTAGCATATTACTTTTGGGAGTAAGGTGCAAGAAGGGAGAATCTTTCTTTGCAGAAAGCGGGACGATCGAACATTGATCATTAGAACCTTCGACGAATGTCTGATTGAACTGTTTGTTGTACGCGATATTACCTGTTGTCTGCTTGTAATCGTCACAATAGGCATCGTATACGAAACGCGGAACATATAAGTTAACAGATTCTTCTTTTAACTCTTCCGAGGCTGCACGGTAAAGAGTTTTCAGTACATCCACGGCATTGGTTGAATCAATGGCGGTTGTCAGTTCATAATAGTTGTTTTTGTCAGCAGAAATGTTGTTTGCAGCAATTTCTTTAGCTGTAATGGTGTCGATACCGTTAAACAGATCAACAGTCTTTGACCCGGCAGCATTACGTTGTGCTTTGAAAAGGTTTTTTGCAATAGATTCCGAAAGGCGTTTCATCATCAAGGCAGTGACCTTTTTATTGATATCAACTCCTTCCAGCCCTTTGCCTGAAGTGATTCCGGATCCATAAATTGTTTGTACCAGGTCATTTGGATCAAACTCTTTGACACAGGATCCCAAAAATGTTTCCAGTTCTCTACCGGTGATCTCCAAGTCAGAAGTAGCATTCTTTTGACCTGTATACGGTCGGAGTTCGAAAGGTCCATCCATAGTTCCAACAACCTCTTTATACCTGATACCGGTGCGCAGAGTGAAATAAGGCAAGATCTTCTCCAGCCCCAGAATGGCCAGAAGCAATAATTCTTTACGATATTGCAGAGCGGATTTTTGAAGCGAAGCTTCACTTACTGTAAATGTAGGCATGATTATAAGTCTTTAACGGATTTGTAAAGTTCTGTGGCGTTGTTGATGACTGATGTCATGTCATCTGATCCGGTGTTGCCGTTGTCTGTTGCATTTGTCGTTTCAGTAGTCGTTGCGCCAGGTTTGTTTTTCAGCTCAGTGACCGTATTCTCCAGTTCGGTAATTTTTTGATCCTTTACTGAGATAGATGTTTTCAGCTGATCGCGTTCAGTGGTCAGGTTCTTAATTGTTTCCTGGCGTGCGGCCAGTTCATTATTGACCTGCAGCAGGTGTTCATCAGTGATTTCCTGTTCCTGCTGATCCGCGGGGAAATTACAGAAGGCCCAAAGGGCTGAAAGGGTGTTTTTAATTTTTGTCATAAAATTGTTTGATTGGTTTGTATCTGAGGTTTTTGGGGGATTCGGAAAAAGATTCTCCGGTATTTCCGGATACCCCATATTTGCAAAAAGATCCAGGTCGATGTTGACAGCTCCGGAAACGGTAACGATTTCGTCTGCTAGACCTAAGTTTACCGTGTCTTCAGGGGAGAGCCATTCGCCGTGACCGTCTTTCCGATTAAGGATTTCTCGAAAGTGGTCTTCCGGTTTTCCTGTACGGGTTGAATAAATATTTACGATCCGATCGTTGGTTTTTTCCATGGTTTCGATCGTGTCTTTAAAATCTGCGATATTTCCACGCGCTACGGTTGAGCACTGATGAATAAGATACAGGGCATTGCTGGAGATCTGGCGGGTTTTACCTGCCTGGGCGATCAATGTAGCTGCACTTGCCGTGTAACCATAGCATACGGTTGTAACATCTTCAATCTGACAGAGAGAATCATGTATTAACAATGCGTGACTTACATCGCCTCCAATAGAGCGAATGTTGACAATTACTTCAGTGGCTTTGAGATCACGGATTTCGTTGCATTTCTTTTTGAATTTGTCAAAGGTCGAAACTCTATCCTGTGGATCGTCAAATTGCCACCATTCAGGGATACCGATGACACCTTCAATATCAATGATAGCCTTGTTGGGGGTCTGATTGGTGATACAAATTGTTCCAAGTTGGGGCATAAATAGTAATGTTGCAATAATTATACTGCAACATTACTATTATCTTATAGGGGATAAAAAGACTGTAAACTGTGTATTAATGGCAGAAATATAGAGAATCCGGACTTTTGAAAGTAATTGAAAGTCCCCGGTATCGTTTACCGGTTGTTTCGTTTTCTATCGAAAGTCCAATCGAGCAGGTTGCGTAAGGCTTTTCTTTGCTACCAAGAAGGTAGCAAGCACGGTTGATGTCTGTTACTATTGCACAAACAGGAATAGCGTTCCACGACCAAAGGTTTACTCCTGATAGGTCAAATAGTGATCCCTTTACTGTATAGGTATAGATTAGCTGACCCTTTACTACTTCAGAGGACGTGTCAAAAGAGCATAGACCAGCAACAGGAAGCTGCACAAAATTGCCTGTTACATTAAATGTGTTCTCCTGATTGTAAAATTTACTGATTTCTGTTTCTTCCAGTCGGGCCAGGCTGATCGACTTTATACCCGGCAAAATAAGTTTTGTGCTTGTTGTATCCATTGTGTCCGCTATTATCCACTGTGTCCTGTATTTCGCAGTTGTGCAAAACACGGGTTGAAGTCGAAAGATTAATTTATAAATTAAGAGAGTTTAACACCTGCGCGGCGGTGGTACTTCTTCCTAAGTCTGTAATACTTTTGCCGGACAGTTTCAAAGTTTTTGGCATTCTGTTCTTCCACTTGCTTGAGTAATGTTACATCCGTGATATAATCGGTAGGGCGAATGATCCCGTGCTTTTCACACCAACCGCGTATGACAGACGTCAACCGGCAATTAAAATTTTCCAGACTGCCGATTTCCGTCCACATGTTGTTAATGAACAGTGATTCAAAACTTTCTACCAGGGCATCTTTCCCTGATTCGCATAAATAGGAATATACGCGCGGATCTTTATCTTTGAAATACTGAAGGTTGACAGATACATTCCCGGTTTCGGGTACAATGTTGTCAGGTTGTTTGTCCAGAAGACGCTTTAAGAGCTTTGCTTCAGGACTATCTTTCACTAGTTCGATAGGATTGCCAAAGTGCCGCGTCAACCAAGCGGCCAGGTACGGTTCAACGTTGAGAGTGATTGTATTCATTTCTGATGATTTTGTATAGCAAAGGTACTGAAAATAAGTGTATTAAATTAAGACGGTGAAGCGAAAGTTTAGGTTACACTTTTAGAAACAAAAGTGTAACCTTTTGTAACCCGAAATTGTAACCAATCTAACTTATTAATATAGTTTATTTTATATCCTTTTTCCCTTAATGGTTACAAAGTTACATTTATTTAGAGTATAATAAGGATGAAAAGGAGGAAGAAAGGAAAACGGAGAGGGGGAAGGGGAAAAAATAGAAGTGATAAAAGATGCAAAACTGGTTGAAAATAAAGAGATAAAGCCTTGTTATGTCAAGAGAAAATACTATCTTTACACATAGTTAAATTGGGCGGTATATATACTCTATATGAGTATCGGAAGGAGAGCGGGATATTTTAGGGGATAGTATTTTAAGAATACTCTTTGCAAAAAGGACAGGCACATTATAGGAATAGCGAACCTGGTGTGTCTGTCCTTTTTGAATGTAACAAAGAATACTCTCTGCGCAAAGAACAGGATAGTGATCCGGGTGGTTGTCCTGGCTGCTTCTGTTCTTCGCGAATGTGACGGAGAATACTCTCTGCGAAAAGAACAGGATCCTGATCCGGATTGGTGATCGTGGCCATATCTGTTCTTTTCGAGTATACGGTCACTCTGTCCGACGGATGGCGGAATAATCATTCAGGAACTCATAGTTTGAGTGTTGAGTTATATAGAAGCAGGCTTGTTTGATAAATATCTCAAGTTCATTTTCTGGAATATATTTCTGGTAATTGAATACCTGACGGGGAACCATTCCATTGAGGTTGGTTTTAACTTTTTCCCATACCTGGAGATAAAGTTTATCACCTACACGTTTCCTTAACTCCTTTAAATCTTCAATCCGATTCAACCGATACTTAGAAAGGCATTTCTCCTGATTGTTCGATACGTTCAATTGAGGCATAGTCGATTGTTTCTTTTGTTTGTATAAAAATCATTTCCGTTGTTTTCTTATCGATCTTCCTGATGATGCGTCCCTCGTTATTACAAAACTCAACCGGATTATATGAAATTATGTGGTCTGCCAGTTTACAATAAGCCTTCAAAGCTTTTGAAAACTTATGCATCGTCCACCTATTTTGCTTAGTATCGTCAGAGAAAGCCTTCAGAGCCTCAGATTTGGGTTTCATGCAATCGCAATTCTCAGAGCCCGGACCGAAATAAACCTGTGCCCAGTCGTAAAAGATATCAGTCATTGCAGATCGTAGAGTTCTGGCCGTGATGTTCTGCATTGGCGGATTGATCTTTACTCCTTTGTCAATGGTAGAAAGATAGAATTTACAACATTGCATACAAAAGTTAATATCAGCATTCCATTCTTCTTCAGTATATTGATCCCGGAAGAGATCCTTTTTGAAATCATTGTGTATTGTCCTGGTTTCATAGTAATCGTTGTAGTTGGTTTTTTGGTGATAATAATCAGAGAATACCATATATAACAAGCGTCGCTCTGTACTGCCGTCCGTTCGATCCGGAGTGAAGTTGCTGGTGATCGCAAATTTTGCGGCACGCTCAAACGGTATAGTATAACTTCGGGCAAATTTAGGGTTGACAATAATTTCCCCAGTTACGCTGTCAAAAAAGAAACCAAATGGCAGATACTTATCAGCGTCGTCGATTAAGATCAAGTCTGTATATTCCGATACGTTTTCGTAAATGTGTGCATTTTCCGTCAGCTTTGGATTTCGTCCGGATAAAGTTTCAGTATTCATGAAATAGCGGAGTGTCTTCAAGCATGCGGATTTGCCAGATCCTCCGTTACTCTCATCCGAATTACTGACTTTATTATCCATAGCGAAGACGCACCAGGCCCGGTGCTCTGACTTCTGCCGGTGCAAAAGATAACCAATCGTGAAGATCTTATTTATTAGGTGCATTTTTTGTTCATAAATCTGATCATCACTTAAATTGGGTCCAGCTATATTAAAGTGATTCTCCCGTCGGTATCTGAGGGCCTCTTCGCTATACATATCAGCCAGGAAAGGATCTTCCAGTTCTTTACGCCAATGGATACGACTTGCATTGATCAGGAATTTGAAATAATTGCTTTTCAGATTTCTGATCTCAATGTCCCAATCATCGTCTATCTGTGTAATATTAAAGGCAGGATCCTGGAGCGATACCCGATGCGGAATAACTTCGTTCTCCCAAACATAATGCTTATTTGTTTTTCCGATTTCGATGATGCGATCCCCGAACACTTCAAATATGTTATTTGGGAAAAAGAAATACTGACTTGTTGGGGTAAAATCGGTAAAGTCTAGTTGTATTTCGTCCAGGTCATTTAAACTGTCAGCGTTTAGCCTAGTCGAATTATTTATCAAGTTACGAATCTCTACATTTAAGTAGCGTTCTGCAGCAAATCGTCTGAAGAAAGCACGAATGTCTTTTACTTCCACTTGCCGAACAATATTACCGTTGACGTGTACGAACATCTTTCCAGATTTACTGTTTTTGTCAGTCAATGTAGCGAACCCATTACAGGAGAGAAAGTGTGATACATAGTCCGAATTTATTTCTAGATTCATTCTTCCTTTACTGGGTTTGTATTCCCAGAACTTTACAGGCTTTGCCACTTCCATTAAATTTTTCAGATCCTGTTTTTCCGGCCAGATTTCACAGTAATCTCGGAAGTCTTTGCGAGGCTTTCTCCGGTTATCCCGGTATTCCTTCAGCTTCTTGGGCAGCCAGATAGTAAATATTTCGATATACCTTGTAGCTAGCATCTTACCTCTTTTTATGCCGGTATCATCAATATCGGGGATGTTATATAGTTTTTCGACATATTTCATGATTAGTTTATATTCCGGCTCGGTCAAATTGTATGTTTCAGAATTGAACCATAGTGGAATAAAGTTGTGCGCCTTTATGCATAAAGCATCACGTTCGCCGGAGCAGATGAAAGCCTCCGGCAATTTCTTTTCTTTGTATTCACCTTCCGGATTAGATTCTTTCCAGGTTTTTTCCTCTTGATCATTGTACTGTTTATGCATGACCTTGAGCTCTTCAAGGCCGTTGATATATTTTTGCGGTTTCTCAAATTGATAGAAAAAACGATAGGCTTTATCCGGATTAAGGGGTTGGTAAATTTTGTAGAAAAAACCGTTATCAGTATTACAGATACATTTTCTCATGAATATAGGGTATGTATCTGTACTGCTGATTGTCGTTGTGATCAACCCGGAACCATCTTTTGCTTTGTTGGTTTTCTGGTAATATTCCAAGCTGATCCAGCCGAGTAATTCGCAGTGTTCGACAGCAACGCGCGGACCTAATAGTTTTAGTTCTGCTTCGGTAAACTCTTTTGCTTTGAAAAGAAACAGTCCTTCAGTTTCGCCTTCTTTGGCTGGCCTACGATCAAATTTTGCCCGGTTCTTTTCGACGGTGACAACATCACCCGATATGTCAAATTCTTTGGCTAGCCAGTAAATTGCCTCATTAAACTTTAGCCCCAATTCTCCCATACATACGTCGATAGGGGAGAGAGCTGTATCGTTCTGGCCAAAGTCCGTAACTCGCCAAATACCTTTGATCTCTTTTATGAAAGCTGACGGAGTATCATCGCTATCTCGAATTTTGAATGGTGTATTTTTTTTATCCACAACATCCCGTGCCTGGGGGTAAAAATAGAGTATGATATCTAAACCGTTGCGGGTTTTATCATAGATGTCTTTTGTTGTAATCATGAGTGTACAAATATTTCGTAATCAATAGAGTGGGACAATAGCTGCAAGAAAGAACGTTCATCTTTGCTGTGCAAAGACTGAATGTTCGAGTGTGTCTGTGCCACCATTGAAATTATATATGCTTCAAAAGGAGTAAGGTCGTGAATTGCGACCTTACCTGTTTTATCTTTCTCAATATACATAGCTATTCCTTTAATGAATTTATCTGTTCGTCAATACTAGCAATACGTTTTTCCCTTTTCTGTTTTCGGATCTTTTGAGTTTCTTCAGTCTGATCAGGATATACTGTACCTGCAAAACGAAGAAATACTTCTGCTTCGGTCCGTCTCCACAATTGATTATTTAACCCGTAATTTGAAAGGGTGACTTTTATAAATAACATGGTGATTTTGAACCGCATCTTTTCGTTAAGAGGTTGAATTACTTTCAGGACTCGTTCAACTCCTTGTTTCTCGGCATGGTCGAGACGTAAGTTAGGCAGGATCCGATGGTATTCGGATTCTCCAATCTGCTTCAGCATTGCGTAGCATAGAATATCATTTTGTAAAGGAGTGAGTTTCTGTTTATCAGGTAAAGGGAAAAGGTTAAATACTTGTTTCAGATCATCAAATGTATTGATTAATTCAAGTTCAAATTCTCTGTCCTTTTTCTTTAGTAACTCTTTGACTGTTTCCTCATGGGAATTGGCGAAGTTCAGATCTTTTTGTTTTTGTCTGACATAATATGCTGTATCAAGATTGTCTTTATAAACATTTACTGCAGGAACATATCCCTGTTCTGGCAATTTTTCGTATCGATCTAAACGTTTTTGATAATCGGTAAGTCTCTTGGCGTAATTTTCATCTGCTTCATTGTTATAACGTTCCGGATAGTTTGGAGGACATTCTATATCATAGAAATCAGCATCAAAAACAGGAATGCCAGTGGCTTTAATAGATTCAGATAAAACATTGTCTTTTGCATAGCTATGTTGGAAAAATACACATTTGATCCCGTCAGCTCCAAGTTTGTTGCTGATTTTCAATGCTTTTTTTGTTAATGCTGCCACGTTTTTAGTTTCAAAGCAGAATTTGTTAGTGCATTTTTCTTTATCGCAAAACAGGTCGGAGTACCGGCTGTTAAAGGTACATTTCTCACAGTCTAAAGTTGAAAATAAAGCATCTTCAAAATCTACTGATATGTTGTTAATTCTCTTAACAAGTTCTTTACTGGTAATAGTGAGCCAGCTGTTCCAGTTATCTTCCTGGTAGTGTGAGTTGTATAGATCCTGTTGGATTTTAGCATCTAATTTGCACAATTCCAGACCATGAGAGACAGGAATCAAATCTTTTTTTATCAGTGCTCGGAACTCGTCGATCAGTTCATTTAGACGTAATCTATTCCGAATATATATTTCACTTTTCCCGAATCTGGCAGCTAATTCTGAAATAGTTATTTTGCGTCGTTCAATCAATTGTAAGAATGCAACAGCTTCTTCCATCGGCGAGATATCCCGGCGTTGTAGATTCTCGGTAATCATAATATCGAGGGCTTCGTCGTCTGTAAGGTCACGGATCATGGCCGGTATCGTTGATTGTTGCGCAATCATGGATGAACGGTAACGACGTTCTCCACAGACGATTTCATACTTGCCTTCATGTATCTTGGAAGGTCGGACCATTATCGGCTCGATCACGCCTTGAGTAGCTATAGAATTAGCTAGTTCCTGAAGGCTTTCTTCGATGAAAACTGTTCGATGATTCATCGGGCTAGGATGGATCTCTGTAATGTCTATAATATTAATACCTAACATAGTGTGTAATTTTTTATCTTTGTACAGCAATCGGTTATTACTCCTATAAGTTCAGTGCATAGTTCTTAGCGAACCTCTGCTGGAAGCTGAATACCGATTGCTTCTCTTATTTTAGTTCAATATATATTACCAGTAATATTTATATGCTAGTTGCCATTTCGCTCGAATTGGCTCTTAATCTCCCCATATTTGACGAACATTATAATTCTGTTTCCCTTTGAAGGTTGAGAAATCTACTAAAGATTGTTTATGGTAAAGAGCAAGAGCTACCTTCCTGAATCTTTCGTAATTACGTCTATCAAGTGGTTTGCAATCCTGTTTTTTCATATCTTCTATTAACTCTTTACGGGTATGAGAGTAGTGTCCATAACAACTATTCTTCCCAAAATCATGCTCTATGGTATGTACATGATATTGATCCCCTTTTGATAGAAAAATTCTGAGTTTTTCTAACCGGGTAAAGCTAAGTCTATTTATCCCTTGCCTAGAGATCTCTTTCTCTTCCAACCATGCAGAAATTTCAAGTTTATAGAAACCCTGAGCATAATCTCTTTTGTAGAAATAATGTATTTTCATAATCTTTTAAATTTACGTCAATCCTAATTTTTTTGTCCATAACGCATAAACCTTGTAAGTCCAGTGTTTCTCCGAAAAATACCTGTTACCAGTCAAAAGCCATTTTAATGGTACGAGCAACAAAAGCATAAAAAGGCAAAATATCCAATAAAATAGGATAGTTAACCTCCATGCAAGTTTGACAGGCTCAGGAGATTTGTACTCTATAATATGAAATGGAAGCCATCCTGTATCTACCAATTTTTCTTTTTGATAATCTGTCAGTCCCATATATTTGTCTAATAAATCCCGTATTTCATACGGGTTAAGTTCTCTGTATCGTAATAGGTTCATAATTTTAAGAGTTGAGTTATAATCATCTTATTCGGAATCCGCCTGATTGCTCGCAAAATTCAATCAAACTCTCTACTTTGTTTATAAATTCCTCACTTGGAGGAGCTGCCCTTTTATTGACAGACAAAAGAATCTCTTTCTCTTCTTCTGTTTTTTTCTCCCATTCTTCTCGGATAGCTCTTTTTACGAAAACATATCCTCTGAATAATTTAGCCATCGCCTTGGCTTCTGATGGAGTGACTTTAAACCCATCGTTAGAAACAGGCGAGGCCGACCCACGAGAACCGTTGTACACATAAAAGCCAGGATTGGCTGTATTGTCTCCATAGCCAAAGAGATAGCAGGCACCTGTCTCATTTAATATCACCGGCCATGTAAATGCCATTCCTCTTGGGGAACCAGCTTCTTTATTTTTAGGCATTAAATCGTATCCCATAGGTTCAATTATTTTTATTGTTAATTAATACCGTAGTTGTTCTATTTACTCTGACCGAGATTAGATGTTTTTCCCGTTGCAACTGTTTCCGAATGATATCATCCAGGTCAGAGGCATTGTTTGTTGTGTCCGGCTTTGTTTGCCGGTGGATCCGTTTTGCACTCATGGGTTAATTTTGAGAGGGTTTTCTAAGATTTTCGGCCTTTTCACTTTCATTTATAGATTCGATTGTTTCTATTGATGCCCGCGCTATATAGTCCAAAATTTCTTCTTTGGAAATACTTTCTTTTTTTTCTTTCTCTAATCGTGTTACTATTTTAGCGGTGAAGGCCCCGCCTAACATGAGTATAAATAAATCGTGCATAGCTTTTAATGTGTTAGTCTTTAATTCTGTTTCTATATTCAACTCTGTAACGTCTTCCTGCTCTGTACCTGCAGAAGTCTTTTGAGTAATGTATTTCTCCGCCAATAAAGATCAGAAGGAGAAATGATGCCACTGCAGATCTAGCCATCGGTGAAAGATCGAACGAAATGCCGTAACGGGTACAGAACCACCATGCCGAAAGTTCGTTGATTTTACTGCATCCAGTTTTCTCGAAAATTTTACACCTTGTATTATCAACCGTTTTGTAGGCTATGTGAAGCGCGTGAGCGACTTCTTTTAAACTAGCTCCCCAAGCAATTCTTTCGGCGATCTGACCCTCTCGTTTTGTTAATTCTGCATTCTTGTTCATGTTTCTTCTGCTTCAGTAATTTCCCAAATTTCAGAATTGTCAGTAATACCGTATTTAGCAAAGGTTCTTTCGATGGCCTCTTTCATGTGAGCCGCAATGTTGGGAATGCGCTTTCGCTTCCGGTAATAATACTGGGTGGATTTGCACCCTAACACGATCATAAGGTCAGCTTTGAGTTTGTTGTAATCCTCTTTTGCTACCTTCTGCGTCCCAGGTAAGAACGAATAGTTTAACTTCTTTTGATTCAT